GAAATGAAAGATGATAACAAGAAGTGAGAAAGAGTATAGAGCTGTCCCAATGGATAGCTCTTCTAGTCTAAAAGAGTTTTCTGTAGACAGAAAGAAGTATCACAAGAAGTATATTCTTGGTGAGAAGGTAGAGGATGATGAGAACAAAGCTGCTGTTATGGGCAGAGTTGTAGAAACATTGTTGTTAGAGCCAGAATTGTTTGAGAGTAGATTTCACATGTCTACTTGTGAAGGTGCACCAACAGGATTGATGAATGATTTTGTGGAGGCATTGTATAAGAGAACACTAGAAGCTACAGATGTATTTGGTAAAGTTGCTAGAACATTTGAAGACATCTCTAAAGATGCTTATGTAGATTCAGGATTCAAGATTAAGTATGAGGCTGTGATGAACAAGTTTATTGGTTCTGAAGCAGAGACATATTATGATGAGATTCGTGTTGTCAGAGCTAAAGGATTAACTGTAGTGACTGCTAATGACATGAATAACGCTGAGCGTATTGTTAATGAATTGAGAAATAACTTTGTTACCAAAGATATTGTCAATCAAAACAAGAGTTCTCGTTATGATGTCTACAATCAATATCAGATAGAAGGATTTAATCTTATGGGTTTACAGTGCAAAGGCATGATGGATAAGATTATTGTTGATCATCAAGAGAAAACTTTACAAATCTATGATCTAAAATGTACTTGGTCTGTTGAGAATTTCTACGAAGAATATTATCTTTATAGAAGAGCTTACATCCAGGCATATGTCTATTGGGTAGCAGGACCACAGATTCTAAATGATTTAGGATTAGAAGATTATACAATTGAATATCCTAAATTTATTGTTTGTGATAGTACAAGCTACATGAATCCTCTCATCTATACATTAACGTTTGATGATATGCAAGAAGCTTATAGAGGTTTCACACACAAGGGTAGAACATATCCAGGTGTAGCAAGGATTGTAGAAGATTTAATTTGGGCTAAAGAGATGGACATTTGGAATATTTCCAAGAGTCGTTATGAATTAGGAGGAGTTGTAAACATTAAACAGTAAAGAGTTATGAACATTGATAAAACAATCACTAGCATTTTTATAGTGCCAACCTTGAAAATAGATAAGGATGAGTTAAAGAAACAAGGGTTTATCAATGGTTTTAGTATTGATGGAGAGCGAGATGTACAGTATAAAGATGCTGTATATCTCCTTTTCAAACCTACTGACCTAGATAAGTTTAGAGTATTTCTAGAGGAGCAACAACAAAGTAGGAAAGATGTACTAGATGACTATGATTATCCAGATAAACATGTCGTAGTAGTATATCAATTAGATAAGAAATGGAAGAAAGATTTTGCATTGATTAAAGAAGGTTCGTATTCTAAAACTTCTAAGAAATTTCAAGAACTTTTTCCAAAGACCATTAAGTTTGTAAGACATGGTATTACTATTGAAAGAACATCTGTCCAATATAGAATATTCAATAAGACAGAAGATCTTCGAGATTATTGGGAAGATAGATTAGATGTAATATTTACAGACGATATGGAAATGTGGGATGGCTTTCATCCAGAGAATGAAACTTTAACATTACAAAAACTTAAAACAGAAGAAACAGTATGACAGGTAAAGAAATATTAGATGCTAATCCAAAGACAGCATCTTTGATCCATGATTATTATTTGAACAGAATGCTAGATGCATTAGAGGATGATAAGTTTCCACAAAACTTTAAAGACTTTGCAAGAGAGCAAGGTCTTCCCTTTGAAAATATCATAGCAATGGTAGAAGCTAACCCTAGACAGCTAATAGATTTCTTTGATGATCGAGACATCTATATCAATATTACACGATATGTAGCATCAATAGATGGTAAGCCATATTGTATCCTAGATCACAACTCTACAGTTAAGTCAAAAAATGTATTTGAGACTAGAAAAGAAGCTGAAATAGAGGGTGTGAAACTAGCTATTGAGCTGCTAGAAAATAAACTAAATTCATTAGAGGAAACTAACGAAGATAGTTAATAACAATTTTAAAATTTACTTGTTAATTGAGAGGGTTTGTGATAATTTGCAAACCCTTTCTTTTAAAATTTAAACATAAAAAACATATGGACTTAGGCTTAGAAGCTCTATCAAAAATTACCACTTTTAGCAAGTATGCCAAGTATATTCCTAGCAAGCAGCGAAGAGAAACTTGGGATGAAATTGTCAATCGTTATGAGGACATGATGATTGCAAAATACCCACTGATGACACAAGCAATTGTAGAAACAGCAAAGATGATCCGTGAGAAAAAGATCTTACCATCTATGCGTGCTCTACAGTTTGCAGGTCCAGCAGCTGAGGTGAACAACGCTCGTATCTACAACTGTTGTTACCTTCCAATCGATAGTATCCATAGCTTTTCAGAGTCTATGTTCTTATTGTTAGGTGGTACAGGTGTAGGTTATTCAGTACAAACACATCACGTTAATCAACTACCAGAGATCAAGCGTCCTACAAAGTCTCGCAACTATCTTATAGAAGATTCTATTATGGGATGGGCTGATGCTGTTAAGATGTTAATGAAAGCTTATCTAGCTGGAGGAACAATGCCTAAGTTTGACTTCCGTGCTATTCGTGAGAAAGGTGCTACGTTGGTAACAGCAGGTGGTAAAGCACCAGGTCCTGAGCCATTGAAGCTATGCCTAGCACACGTTCAAGCTATCCTTGATAGAAAGCATGATGGAGAGAAATTAACAAGCTTAGAATGCCATGATATCATGTGTCACATTGCTAACTCTGTATTAGCTGGTGGTATCCGTAGAAGTGCTATGATTTGTTTGTTTGATCATGACGATGAGTCTATGATTACATCTAAGTATGGTAACTGGTGGGAAACTAATGAGCAACGTGGACGTGCTAATAACTCAGCTGTATTAAAGCGTGGAGAGATTAGTGAAGAACAATTCAAAGCTCTATGGAAACGTGTAGAAGCATCAGGATCAGGAGAACCAGGATTATATTGGACTAACAACTTAGACTGGGGAACTAACCCATGTTGTGAGATTGCTCTACGTCCTTATCAGTTCTGTAACTTATGTGAAGTGAATGTATCTGATGTTGTAGACCAAGAAGATTTAAACTCTCGTGTAGCAGCAGCTGCTTTCTTTGGTACGCTACAAGCAGGATTCTTTGACTTCCATTACTTACGTCCTATTTGGGCTAAGACTACACAGAAGGATGCTCTATTGGGTATTGGTATGACTGGTATCGGTAGTGGAGAAATCTTGAAGTATGACTTGGAGATTGCTGCTGATGTAGCAAAGAATGTCAATAGACTTATCTCTGCTAAGATTGGTACAAACGAAGCAGCTCGTATCACTTGTATCAAACCTTCAGGTACTACAAGTCTTGTGTTAGGTACAGCTTCTGGTATCCATGCTTGGCACAATGATTTCTATTTACGTACAATGCGATTCAACAAAAATGAAGATATTGCTGTATATTTGATGGAAAATCATCCAGAGTTATGTGAAGATGATGTGTTACGTCCTAATGATACAGTTTGTGTACGTATTCCAGTGAAAGCACCAGAAGGTTCTATCTTACGTACTGAGACAGCTATAGATACGCTTGAGCGTGTGAAGCATTTCTCTACAAAGTGGATTAAAGCAGGACACGTTAATGGTGATAACACTCACAACGTATCAGCTACTATTTCTATTAGAGATAATGAATGGGAAATGGTAGGAGATTGGATGTGGGAAAATCGTGATACTTACAACGGTTTGTCTGTATTAAACTATTGGGGAGGTACTTACGCCCAGGCACCTTTTGAAGACATAACTGAGCAGGAATACAATGAAAGAATTCAAACATTGAAGGAGTTAGATTTAACGAAAGTTACCGAGGCTTCTGATAATGTAGAGTTTGGTCAGGTAGCTGCTTGTGCTGGGGGAGCCTGTGCTACAGAATAAAAATAATCCTTGACATTATGGATGTAGTTTTGTATATTTACAAAAACAATAAATATATGAAGCTACATCCTAATGCTAAAGATTTAACAGGAAAAACATTTGGTAAACTTACTGTAATTAAACCTGTACCAAGACCTGACACAACCAAAAGTAAAGAAAGAAGTATATTTTGGTTTTGTGAATGCGAGTGTGGAAATAACTGCACTGTAAGATCTGCTGAATTATTGGTGGGTGATACTAAATCTTGTGGATGTAATCGATATGTATCTGGAGAAAATAGTCCAATATATAAAGGAGTAGGTAAGCTTGCTAGTTCGAAATTTACTCATATTAAATACTCAGCAATAAAAAGAAATTTAGAGTTTAGTGTGTCTATGGAATATCTATGGGAGTTATTTCAGAAACAAGAAGGTAAATGTTATTATACTGGAGAAGAACTTACTTTATCAACTAGAAATACTAAAGGCGGAATGTCAGCATCACTAGACAGACTTGATTCTTCTAAAGGATACTTAGAAGGCAATGTAGTTTGGTGTCACAAAGATGTTAATATAATGAAAATGGATAAATCAGAACAAGACTTTTATGAATTATGTCAAAAGATAATCAACCACAAGAACCTAAAAAATTAAAAGAAGAAAAACCTATTACAATGAGCAGGGAATTTTTAGCAAGTAGAGGAGTCTGTTGCGGAAATTACTGTGTAAATTGTTGTTACTATCCGAGACACACTGCGGGGACAACTCAAAAGTATTATTTTCCATAGTGAATTTAATTTGATTGTGAAAGGAGTACAAATAGCCTAGGTGTTTTACGTCTAGGCTATTTCTTTTTTAATGAATATTTCGTAAATTTACATATAACAAAAAAGAACTAAATCATGGCTAAAAAGCAAACAGGAGAGCCTTCGGGCAAATCGAAGTTAGAGGATGCATTGGAATCCCTAAACAAGAAGTATGGTGTAGGAACGGTACTTACACTAAACACAAAAGCGTATGGAGAATACGATCTTATCTCAACAGGATCTATAGGATTTGATCATGTTGTGTTAGGTGTAGGAGGTTTTGTCAAAGGCAAACTCTACGAACTTATGGGATGGGAGGGTTCAGGTAAGTCTACAATCTGTGGACATGCTGTAGCTAACTGTCAGAAGAATGGAGGTAAAGTGTTATACATCGATGGCGAGCATGCTGTAGATAAGAAGTACTTTCAAGCATTAGGAGTAGATGTAGATGCAATGTTATTAGCTCAGCCATCTTGTGGCGAGGAGGGTTTCAATATTGCTCTAGAATTAATCAACACAGGAGAGATTGATCTTGTTATCATTGACTCAGATTCATCATTGATTCCTAAGAAAATCTTAGATGGTGATGTAGGTGATTCTAATATTGGTCGTAAGGCTAAGTTGAATAGCGATACATATCCTAAGATGAAAACTGCACTAGCTAGAAACAACACTTGTGCTATCGTGGTTAGTCAGTATCGTGAGAAGATTGGTGTAATGTTTGGTAATCCTACTACAACTCAAGGCGGTCATGCATTAAAGTATGGTGCTGATGTTCGTATAGAAGTTACCAAGTCAGCAGCTAAGGATGGTGATTTCCAATATGGTAATGTTACTAAACTTAAGTCTGTGAAGAATAAGATGTCTCCTCCTTATAGACTAGCTCAGTTTGAGGTGGTATATGGTGAAGGTATTGATCGCATTGGTGAGATTCTTGTGTTAGCTAATGAGTTTGAAATCTTACGTAAGTATGGTAAGACTATCACTTATAACGAAACAAAGTATGACATTGATGAATTCAGAACTTTGCTAGAAGATAACGAAGAATTCTTTGACAAGTTACGTCAAGATATTATTAACAAAATTAATCAAACAGAAATCCCTGCAGAGGAAGAACAACAAGAAGAAACTACAGAGGATAACACTTTAACTTTATTTGAATAATGA